AAGACGGCATACGAGTTTCCGAAACGTGAGGTGAGTTCAGACGTGTGCTCAACTATGATATAGAAGTATTTGAACTAGATGCGTGTGATCCATCTCTAATAAAAGATGCTAAGACATATCTCAGTAAATCATGGAAATGTAAACCTTCTAGTCAAGTCGTATCTGATATTTTAAGAGGGTGCATAAAAGCTCCAAAAATTGACGTTGAGAATTCAATGCCTATTAGAGATTTTGTAGCTGAGAACGTTCATCCTTTTCAAGCTATCTTTCAGAACTCAGAAGTGGCCCTTTCTCAAGACGGAATGGATCCTTCTTTTGTTCATTATATGACATATAAAGATTTTGGCACACATCATTTTAGATCGCTGACTTCTCTTGCTAAAGCTAGTCCTGTTTGGAAATTCGTGTATTCTGATAAAGGCGCTACAGACTTGAACTTCGCGTCGCCAATTGATATAATGAACTTTGACTTTCCCTGTGATTTTGATCTTCTTTCAGACGTTTTAAATGGATATGATGAAAACGGTAAAGATATCACGGTCGTTTCTACATTCAACAGTCTAACAGGCAAGTTTGGTATGTTTGGAGAACCTTCAGAATGCGGCAATAGTCCATTCATGGTATCTACAAATCAAGAGACTGAATCAGATCAGAACTCATGTAATCCAAACATCGAAAAATATCTAGTAAAGCGTAAACCTAGAATGGCTCTTCTGGATCAAGATAAGATAGCTCTTAAGATGGTCGTTCCTTTTAGCCCATTCTTACATGCAGGCGATGTTATTGAAGCTGAATTTCCTAATAAAGGCCCTAGCGAAGGTCTTTTATATGGTAGCGGAAAATATTTGATTTCATCAATGACACATAACATTAAAGCTGGTGGTTTAGGTATAACTACCCTTGAATGTGTGTCTAATACAGTAGCAGCGGGTAGAGTATAATATGTCAAACAATCGTACATTTCCACATGAAGATGCTGAAGAAATTGGTCATATTGTAGATCATAAAGAAACTCCTTCAGGTCAAATTTTATATAAAGTTAGACAGCCGAGAAAACACGGCACGAATGTTTCTGATGACGATCTAACTTGGATTCCAGCAGAAGCAGGACCTAGTTTATTTGGTTCATCATCTTCAGGAGCAGCACTAGATAAAGGTCAAACAGTATCGGTTAGACAAAATAGAGGTGAAGGTGGTACTTCTAGAAGTACTATAGTCCGTTCTGTACAGAATAAAGAACATGCTAAAACTGGTATTGGTGGATCATCACCTTTACCTGGAGCATCAGATAATGTAGAAAAAGCTAAGACACAAAAAAGATTGAAGCCAATAAAGCAACCACCCGACATTAAAGAATCTATGGAAGGTGGTGTGAAGGTCGTTAAAGCTGTAGAAAAAGGTGATTGGACATTTGGTAAACTTGATGGTTTAATGAACTCAATGACTGTTAAACCAGTCTTCGGTTTAAAAGTACCTCAGCTAACAAATGTTTCAACAGCACTAGATATGTTTGAATCTAAGATGACTCCAGATATCATGTCAAAATTACCAGGTATGAATATATCTATGAGTACTCTTCTTAGTTCAATGCCGGCAGAACTTAAAGATGAATTGTTTAAGTCTTTACCGCCAGGTGTAGGAGAGCAGTTTGAGAGTATAATGGGTATGGCTAGAAGCTATGAGACTACTCCAGCAGCAGGAGGAATGTCAGCACAGAAAAGAGTTAATCCAGCCACCTTCTTTAATACAGCAGTAGAAATGCTAAAAGGTTCTCAAACAGTTGAAGATATGATTGGTAAGATGTATGATCTAGAGACAGATGATACTCTATCAGGTCTTGCAGAACTAGGTACAACTGTATTAAAAGTGCCAACAGCTTTTGGTGAGATGAAACAAACATTTGATGCTCTAGGTAATTTAACTGTTGAAAAACCAGATGTGATGGTCAAAGCAGAGCAAGCTTTTGCAGGAATCATGGGTGATGTTAAGGTACTAGAATCTGTCAAAGATAAGTTTTTACCAATGATAGATAGAATACCTAATGCTCAGAAGCAGGCCTTCAAGACAAACTTCGAAGACTTATCTTCTAAAGTTAAAATACATGGAACAAAAGAACTTGGTAAATTTTTTAAATAAGGTGATATAATGCCATTCAATGCGCCAAAACCTAAACTCACAGCAGAACCGAAGATAAGCGGTATTCCTCCTGTTCAACCATCGAAAGAACAGTTAAACTCGACTAGACATATTTCTAGAGGTGGCCATGAAGTAGAGATATGCGATGACGAGGGTAATGAATATATGCGTTTTGCTCATCGTACCGGTTCAAGCTTCACAATAGCTCCTGATGGATCTGTTCGCTTGGTATCACAGAACGGTAAGATGGGTCTAGAAATCAACGGTGAAGGCTATGTCAAAGTAACAGGTAAGTATGATGTGGTCGTAGATGGTGATGCCACATTCAGTATTCAAGGTAATGCACACTGGACAGTTCAGGGTGATATGGAAACTACCGTAAAGGGTAATATGACCATGAACGCTAAGAATATCAATATGGCTGCTGCTGAAAATATGGAGCAGACAGCTAAGAATGCTAAACTAACAGTAAACGAGACTGCACATATGTCGGCTGGCGATACTTTCCAAGTAGGCGCTGGTAGTGAAATGAATGTTGGTTCTGTTGGAGGAAGTGTCGTAGTAAAAGCAAAAACGACCATGAAGGTCGATGCCGGTACTAGCATGGAGACTACAGCAGGAACAACCATGAAGACGGAATCTAAGAGTGGTATGAAAATCATTGATAGTTCTGGTATTGACTTGAACCCATAACCACACATAGGATAAATAAAACATGGTAAGCACATCATCAAGAGCAAAAGACTACACTGATATCGATTTAGATTTTAATGCTCATCCTGTAACAGGAGACATTAACAAAGTCGTTGGCCCAACAGCGATTGGGCGAGCCATTCGAAATCTAGTCTTAACTAATTTCTATGAGAGACCCTTTAGATCATATATTGGATCTAGCGCGCAGAAGCTACTCTTCGATAATATCTCACCACTTACAGCCAATCTATTACAGAAGCATATCAAAGACGTTATAGAGAATTTCGAAACTAGAGCAATCGTATCTACAGTAAACGTAGTTGCAGATCCAGACAATAATGGTTATACTGCTAGAATTGTTTTTCAAGTGAACAATAGACAAGAACCATATGTCACAACAATATTCTTAGAAAGAGTTAGATAAAAATGGCAGGCGCAATTAGAATTTCTGAACTAGACTTTAATAGTATCAGAGAGAATCTAAAGAACTACTTAAAGAGTCAAACTGAATTTACAGACTATGATTTTGATGGATCTGGTCTATCTATACTACTTGATATTTTGGCTTACAATACTCACTATAATGCTTATTACTTGAACATGATCGGCAACGAAATGTTCTTGGATACTGCACAAATTCGTAACTCTGTTCTATCACTTGCCAAGTTAACAAATTATATGCCTCGCTCACGCACGGGTGCGGTGGCTACAGTTGATGTTGTCGTTACACCTCCTATTGGAGATACAGAATCGGCTCTTGTTCTTCCTCAGTTTACTAGATTTATTTCTGAACCAATTGATGGTGTCAATTATGTATTCAGTACTACAGAATCAGCTATTGCATCAAAGATTGGCAACACATTTACTTTCAATAACATTGAAATTAAACAGGGTGAAACTTCTAACCTATACTATACCGTATCTAATTCTAATAGAAGATATTCATTACCATCCGCTAATGCCGACACTTCAACCGTAACCGTTACTGTACAAGAATCTTCTTCAAACACATATACAACCAAGTATACACTCGCTCAAGACTTAACCGAAGTTACTGCAAATTCTACAGTGTTCTTCATAGAAGAAAGTTCTGATCAAAACTACACAGTATATTTTGGTGATAATGTTTTAGGAAAACAACCTTCTAATGGAAACATTATCATCATTAAATACTTAGACACGATGGGTTCTGAATCAAATAAGGCCAATTCATTCTCTAGCGTAGGTTCTATTGGTGGATATTCAAACATTTCGGTTGTTTCCGTATCTTCGGCTGCTGCTGGTGCAGATAAAGAGACTGTAGAGCAGATTAGATATAGAGCACCAATAAACTATACAGCACAGAACAGAGCAGTAACAAAGACAGATTTTGAATCTCTATTGATGAAAGACTATCCAAATATCAGTTCTATCTCAATTTGGTCAGGCGACGAAAACGATCCGCCTGTATATGGCAAAGTCTTCATCTCTCTAAAACCTGTAGGTAACTACGAGTTTACTACGACCGAAAAAGAGAGAATTATATCGGACGTTATATCTAATAGAAGCACACTAACGGTATTTCCTGAAATCATTGATCCAGATTTCACATATATGCTGCTGAGAGTTATTGTAGATTGGAAACCATCTATTACAGATTTAAATGAATATCAAATTTCAAGTTTGGTAAGAACATCTATTGAAGATTATGTTACAGAAAATCTAAGTGCTTTCGGTTCTGTCTATAGAAATTCAGTCCTTCACAATTATATTGATAGAGCGCATCAGTCTATATTGAGCAGTGAAGTGACAACTTTCTTACAGAAGAGAGTGACCTTAGTTCCTAAGTCAACTCAAAATTATATCATAAACTTTGCAACCTCTTTGCATAGAGGTGGTTTAATTGAAGGCCTTTATAGCTATCCAGCAGTAAAGACATATGATATTAATCAAATAGAAAGAAATGTATATTTTGAAGAGGTAATTGGATCTTTCACTGGTTTAGATAGTGTTAAGGTTATCGATCCAGGTAGAGGATATCTAGTCGATCCAACTGTTACAATCACAGGTGACGGCACAGGAGCTAAAGCAATTGCACGTATTGTTAATGGTAAAGTCAATTCTATTGAAGTTACTTCAAGAGGTACTGGATATACTAGAGCTACAGCATCAATAACTGGTGGCGGTGGTTCTGGTGCTACAGCACAACCTTCTCTACAATTTAGAAATGGAACAATCAGAACATACTACTTCAAAGACAACGGTGAAAAAGTTATTGTCAACTCAAATGCTGGCACCATTGACTATGATCTTGGTAAAATCATTCTGAAGAATTTCTATACTATTTCTACAGAAGTAAATGACATATATGATACCAATATTCTAACTATCAATATCAAACAAGAAACCCAAATAGATAGACAAACTAGAAATAGCATTATTGACGTTGACTTAGCTGATACAAAAGCAATACAAATTAATGTAGTACCCGAATAATGGCTAACAAAAATTCAAAAATATCAACAGTAGTTACAAATCAA